GTGTGGAAGTGCATTTAGGTATTGATCGGGACAACGTAAACCATCCAAATGGCTCTCATGTCAATAGGAACCAGTGAAAAAGGGGGTGACGCAGGTCACCACAGTTCACAGCGAACGGCGGGGCTGTGAAATTAGTTACATCACTAAAACCAAAGTATAATGCTCGGAATAGCAGTAAACAATGTCCAAACTTTTCTCTATCATCAACTACCATGGCCACAATTAAAACACTATATCGATTACGAGCACTAGGTGACGTGTCAATACCAGACACCGTCACTGCCGCAGGTAACGGAGACATCAATGAGTGGGTTAAGCATAGGTTTGAGGCTAATCATCCTGGTGGATACGTTTGTAATCCTTGGGATGTTTTTACGATCATTCGTGATTGGATTAAGCAGCCACATACTGAAGCTCAACTTAGGATGTTTCTCAGCACCACTGGAAACATACCGGAGGATTACCTAGTGTCCGGAAAGTTTAGTAAGAACGGGGTAGTTGATGATTCTCGACTGCAGCTGATGAGAGAGATTATGGAGGACTTGAATCCTCCTTTTGCGAAGGCCGTTCCAGTCAATGATTTGGACGCAGCATTTCCTGAAGCACCACATGATGGTGAAATTGGGGCAAATGCTACCGTCCTTAACAGACGAGCCATTCGCACTGCCAAACGCCAGGATAAAAATGGAGGAGTTATGCTGCTTGATGTGGAACCAATAACAATCAAAGAGCACCGGAGAATACACAAGAAACACTACAACCAGTTTGCAGTGTGTGTTTTAGCTAGTGTCAAAATGAAGTTTGGAGTTCCAAAGAAGACAGCAGCAAATTACTTAGCCATACAACGTTATGCTGGGGAGTTGGTAAAACAACGTGGGGTCAGGCCGACTGATGCGGTCAAGATCATTCCCTACGTTGTCTCGGCGGCTTTCATTCCCACAACCGATGATCTTCAGGCAGCTAGGTGGTTAGATACCGAGCTGGCTAAAGAGAGGTTGGGGGAATTTAAGTTCATGCCAACAAATTGAGGTGGTCTGGGCATCATCACGGGACAACGGCATAAAACAATGCTAATGGACCCAAGGATGGTAGTGGTGAGAGCCCAGACACCATGTAGACAACGCTCTGCGTACCTTGTTGATGGAATCACAAGCAAGGACCGAGTGTTGCAAATTAATGATCCCGATGTAGGAACGTTAGAAACTGCCCTTATGGAGCGCATGTATTTTTGTAAGGTTGATGGTAAATTTGAACCACCACCATGTCCTAACAAAGATTATGTGTTCAACACCCTGCATAAATTCCGGTCACGGTTGTTAAAAAGTGCTAAGTGGACCCCCAAAATTTCCCCTGAACAATTTGTTCAGATGTATGTTGGGCGAAAACGAACTATTTATGACAATGCGTTACCGGAATTTTATGCATCCGGTGTACTAAAGAAGCATGCTCTAAGCAATCCGTTTGTAAAGTGTGAGAAAGTTAAACCAACAAGTGCGCCCAGGTGCATTCAACCAAGAAAACCCGTTTATAACATAGGATTGGGTACGTACCTTAAAGCTAACGAGCATGCCATGTACAAGGCTATTGCTAAAGTCTTTGGGGACCAAAGTCCTGTTGTGATGAAAGGGATGAATGTGAAACAGATTGCTGAGGCACTGTACCAGAAATGGATTTCAGTACCTGAGTGTATCTGTATTGGGCTGGATGCCACCAAATTCGACATGCACGTAAGTATGTACATGTTGATGTGGGAACACTCAATATACATCATCTTGTCTGGCAATTGTCCTGAGCTAAAGCGGATACTACATATGCAACTGCATAATGTAGGTGTCGGCTTTTGTGAGGATGGCAAGTTGCGCTACAAAGTTGATGGACGACGGTTTTCAGGAGACATGAATACCGCATTAGGCAATTGCATCATCATGTGTGCCATGGTGTACACCTACTCGTTGGAGAAAGGTGTAACAATCAAATTTGGTAACAATGGTGACGATTGTGTGGTATTCATGAGTAGAAAGTACGAGTCAGCGTTTCGGAATGGACTGGATGAATGGTTTTTAAGATTAGGGTTTCGCATGACGGTTGAACAAACTGTCTATAGATTCACCGATGTCGAATTTTGCCAAATGCATCCAGTGCAAGCTGGTGGTGAGTGGATAATGGTAAGGAATTTTGATACCGCAAGGGAAAAGGATTCTTTATCCATTATACCACTGGATAGTGAGTCCATGTTTCGGAAATGGATCTATGCTGTAGGTGAAGGT